TTTACGCTAGCAGTTTCATAATCAGTCATCTGACCATATTCAACAGAAGGAGTTAAATTAAAAACTCCAAAAACATCGAAACTCTTTTTCAATCCAACAATATAACCTCTTTGAGAATATCCTGCGTTGGCTACGTCTAAATCGTAAGTACCAACTACATAAGGGGTGATATATTTATTGTTTAAAGAAAGAGTTATTCTACCTTCTGTAGAGTTTGCTCCTGCTGCGACTTGATGTTGAAAAATCTGAGCGTCACCTCTTAAGGAAAAACTCTCAAAAAGATCGATAGCTTTTCCTACCCCAACGTTCGCATGTAATTCGTCAAGCCCTGATCCAGCGTCTAACACGACAGCTCCAACGTAAGTGTCGATACCAGAGTACTCAGTACCAATATCAACCCCAGCGAAGGCTTGAGAGCCTGTTTTCGCCAATCCGTTCACGATATAGTTTGAAGTGTACCCAGCATTAACACTAGCTTTGAGTTTTGATTCGCCGTCAGCCATGATACTAGCTGACACAATAATACTTAGTAATGATAGTATGAATTTATTCATATGTCACATATATTACACTCATTAATTTTTTTTTCAAGCTTTTATTTGAATAAGAGTTTTTTGTGTAGAATATGTATATGGCACAATTAAATGCAAATACCCCTTATATAGAATGTTTTATTAGAAATTCTTATATTTTTGACGATGATGATGAAGGGCTGACTGAAGGTTATATATTCGGAGTTAAGTCTATGATAAATAGACCTTTACATTTTCATTTTCAGTCTTGTTTAGGGGCTATTTTTTGGCAAATGCCTATATCAGCTTTTGCGAGTAAAGAAAAATACGATAAAATTTCAGAAGATGAAGAAAAACGCTTATCTATTTTGCAAACTTGGGATTGTCAGGCTAATAATATCGCTGTTACGACATTTTCGTTTCTACAGAATAAAAGAGTTGATGTCTTTTGTCGCGATAAAAAATATAGAAGCGGTAAATATATTTTTACTATTGATGATTATGAAGGGGATCTAAATGAGTTAAATGTAGGCTACGCAAATGATCAAGATACTAAATGTTATCATTTTATTGGTTTAGATGATGGAAATATGTGCGTTCAGCCAAACAATTTGCTAAGATGGCATAATCCTGATTTTATAAAACCTTATGATAAAAAAAATCCTCCGAAGTTTAAGATCTTTAAAGATCAATTGTCTTCAGAGGATATTGATATGACTTATGCTAAAAGTCCTTATTTATTGTATAATCATTTTTCAGAAGATTAATCTTCTGGTGGATGAGGCACTGGGTTACCGCTTTCTGGAAAAGGGAAAGTCGTATCTACGATAGGGTGATCAATTCTGCCGGAAACGCTAGATTTTAAAGAATACCACCAGTTATTACCAGAAGCATAAGAATTAGAAATCTCTTCTATATTTCCTGATAAATAATCTAAAGTAATAAATGGGCTAAAACCTGTTGATCCATCTATATATTGAGACTCTATGCATTCGCAACCGTAGGAGTCTGTTCCGCTATAAGTGCATGTTAAACCTATTACTAAAGATGAGATTCCGGTTTTTAAAGAATTATTCCATTCTGGATCTAATCTAACAAAATTGTAGGTGTAATCGCCTGAGAAATCTTGATGTGACATATATTTATATTATTGAATGTTTTAAAGTTTTACACTATTTTTTTGAAAAAAAGAATTATTAAACGATGTGTATTTAAAATTTGTATGTATTTTTTCAAACCCATGTAAAAGCAAATTAAAATAATTCTCGTATTTATCACCCATATTTTTAAGTGAAAAGTATTGTTCCGCATATGCCCTGCATAAAGATGGCTTTAAGTTATTACATATTTGTGGTGCAAAATAAAATTCACTTGCGCTGCGGCATCTTACGCCTGTAACATTTTGTATATTATATTCACTCATACCACCCCAGTCCGTAGATATCACTGGGGTCCCAGAAAAAAACGCTTCTATCATTGTCCATCCACATGGCTCAGCGTATAAAGAGGGCATCAACAAGGCTTTAGCTTTTGAAAGAAGTTTTGCCCTTTCTTTATAGCTCACTGTATGGATAAATTCAGAATATGGGCATTGTTTATTTAATTTATTTTTTTGGTTTTGAGGGCCTACAAATTTTATTTTTGTTTTAGTTGATTGCGCTACTTGTTGCGCTATATGAACTCCTTTACAGTCTACCATGCGCCCTAAATATAAAAAATAATCTTCTTTTTTATCTGAAAAAATAAAATCTTCTTTTTCAAATCCCGGAGGGATAACGACATCAGAAAAAGTAGGGTTTTTTTTAGTACCTATAATTTTATGTAATTGAGCATAAGATTCAAAAACTCTATTCGCTGCAAAGTGAGAATCATAACCTATACTAGCTTCTACGATAATACCTTTTTTTATTTGATCGCAGCAGCTTTTATGACCAAAACCCCAAAAAGCTAAAATAAAATCTGTGTCATTTGCATTTTTGTTTATAATTTTAGCAGAATTATTATTAAATTTGCTATGAGTTTTATTTTGTGTATTTTGACCGTGCATTTCTTTCCAAGTCTTATCTCCATAATCTTCATTATAAGTTTCGGTATCTATAACATCAAAATGCTTAGCACAAGGAACATTCGATTCAGGATGACCGTAGTGATAGACTGTATGGCCTCTTTGCGTCATTTCTTTGCAAAATTTGTATACTTTTTGGACAAAAGCGCATAAAGTTATCTCTTTTTTAGTGGGGTACATCGGGATTGATAAAACATGAAATACCATATATTATAATAATAAAGTATAAAATCTTTATGTCAAGTGTAATATATATAAAGTATGACCAAACATAAAAAGGTGGAGCAAGAGTCCGAGGGTAAGGTTCTGGAATTTCAGAATAAATATAAATTGGCATTAAACAAATTTGAATTATCAAAAAAACAAAAAGAATTTTTAAAAGTTGCGTTTGATAAAAACACTAAGATGATTTTTGTTTTAGGGCCTGCTGGTAGCAGTAAGACTTTTATAGCTACTTATGCAGCTCTACAATTGTTCAATATGGACAATCTATACGATATTTTTTATGTTAGGACTATAGCTGAAAGTGCAGAAAGAAGTTTGGGACATTTACCGGGAGATATGAATGAGAAATTTAATCCTTTCGCTATGCCTTTAGAAGAGAAGCTTAAAGAATTAATTAAAGAAGATAGGATTAAGATGCTATTTGATGAGGGTATAGTTAGTTGTGCTCCTATTAATTATTTGCGTGGAGCAAGCTGGAGGGATAAAATCGTATTAGCTGATGAAGCTCAAAACTTTACAAAAAAAGAATTAATCACATTAATAACTCGTATAGGCGAAAATGCTAAATATTTTATTTGTGGAGATTTGATGCAATCAGACATCAATGGTAAAAGCGGTTTAAATGAAATTGCCAAAAATTTTGATGACGAAGAATCTAAAAAGAACGGTATACATGTCTTCAATTTTAACAAAGAAGATATTTTAAGAAGTGAAATACTTAAGTTTATCATAAGTAAACTTGAAAAACTAAAATAATTTAAAATAATATTAAGAGTATGGCTAGTTTATTTTGTACAGAATGTGGAAGCAAAAATTTATATACACTCAATAAACCTAAATTTTGTCAATCCTGTGGTAACCCTATTGGCGCATCGATTTCAAGGGCTAAGGTAAACCCTGTTAAATCTGCACACTTAGAACCTGAAGAAGAAAATGAATCGTTTCGCAGCATTGCTAAATTAGATTATGATGTAGATTATGGTAATAATCAGGTTACTTTAGGTGATGTTTTAAATAACCCTATGAACCCAAGGGAGCTTAATTACAGCGACAAAAAAATTAAAGGTTATAAAAAGTTATCTAAAAAGGCTTTTGAACAAGAGTCTACTGCAGAATGTGGGTCTAGCCGTTTTACTGATATTGATGGGGGATAAACAATACACATACGAAGATAAATCGGATATTGTTGATAATGAAATTAGAAAAAGATTTTACAAGTGGCATTTGAATGCCTTAGCTTGGTTAGATTTTGAAGACGTATCTCAAATGATACGTCTTCATATTTTTAAAAAATGGGAACAATGGGATCAATCTAGACCTATAGAACCATGGATAAATAAAATCATCTCTAATCAGATGAAAAATATTCTGCGAAATAATTATTCAAATTTCGCAAGGCCGTGTTTGAGCTGCAAGTATAATCAGTCTTATTCTGAGTCTGATCATAGTTTGTGCGGGTTTACGCCCAGTGGCATGCAAAATTCTGAGTGCAAAGACTATGCAAAATGGGAAAAAAGCAAAAAAAATGCTTATGATATTAAAGTTCCAGTACCTTTAGAAAATTCTTCTTACAAAAAAAACTCCAAGTTTTCCGATCATGCCTGTGTATTAACTGCAGCAAAAAAATTACATTACTTAATGAGAGACTTTTTAAATGATAGACATTACATTATTTATAAAATGTTGTTTATAGATTACTTAGACGAGGAAAAGATCGCTCTCACTTTAGGTTATAAAACTACAGAGAAGGGTAGAAAAGCCGGGTACAAGCAAATAAAAAATCTCAAAAACTTTTACAAAAAAATAGCTAAACAAATGTTAGAAAAGAATGATATATTTTTATGAATAACCAGATGGCGTCACATTATCAGCTTTCCGAAGAAGAGAAGCAAAGAAGTTTAGATTTATTTAAAAAGCACGATGGAAACTTAATAAAAGTTATAAGAGAATTGTGGAACAGTCCAGATGAAAAAGGCACAACTAGTAGAGGTAGAGCTATAAGAGAATTTTGGATAGAGCAAGGTTTGAAATATAGAACAAAAGTAAAAGAAAGAAAACTAAAAACTTCACCTTTACCGCCTCAACCTATAATAAGAACAACAGCTCATTCAGATTATGCTGAAAAATCTGATGCTAAACCTTTTTTATCATTAGAGGAGCAAGAATTTATAAAAAGACATTATACTCCAGATTTGACAAAAAAAGAAGTCGCTAAAATAATTTGGCCAGAAGAATCTAAGCGTAGAAAGTTTTTTGAAAGTCAAAAATTTGTTTTAATGTCAGAGTTTATAAACAACGAATTCGATCAAATAAATTTAAGAGATGAGGTTGTATCAGAAAAATATTCTACACCAAGAGCTTTAACGACATTAATAAAAAAAATAAATAAAATTGTTATGAAAGAATTTGATGTAGAAAAGTTATCTATGCAAGATCGAAAATGCTTAGAGAAACTTTTAACGTATCTTTCTGCGCCAAGATTTATACAAGTTATAAACTCTTACATAACTAAAGAAGCTAGAGATTTATTTGAAAGCGAATATATTCGTAGTTCTTGGGATAAGCCAGACTTGACAGCAGATGAGTTAAATTTGTATATTAATGTTTGTATGGATTATGTTAATCTTAGAGAAATAGAAATCCAAAAACAAAAATTGAATCAAATGTTTGATGAGACGGAAGGGCAAAATGATTTGACTATGAGGCTAACAGAAATGTTAAAAACTAAAGCCGAAGAATATAATCAATGCACAAATCGTATAGATAAAATGCTTGCTAAGTTAAATGGAGAACGTTCTAAAAGAATCCAAAATCAACACCAACGAAATGCATCAATTATTTCTTTAGTTCAATTGTTTCAAGATGAGCAAGAAAGAAAATTAATGATTCAAATGGCAGATATGCAAAAGAAAGTCGTTTATGAGGAAGCAGACAGGTTGGAACAGATGTCGGATTGGAAAGCTAGAGTTTTAGGTATAAGTAAAAATGACGCAATATGAATTAAGCTGCAAAGTTTGCGATAAACCATTTGCAAAACTAGGATCTTTGCATAAACATATAAAACAGCATGATATGCATTTGGCAGAATATTATGTTAAATTTTATGCGCGTAAAAATTTGTTAACTGGAGACCTTTTACCTTTTAAAGATGTTGAAAGTTATTTTAATAAAGATTTTACGAATAGGGTTCAAATGAATAAATGGCTTGAGCAACTAGACCCTTTAGATGCTCAAGAATACATTCAATCTAAAATATTGAAAAGGGTTTACGATAAAAAAAGGAATTTTTTACCTTTTTATTTAGAGCTTGAGCACTGCTTTTTACCCAAACTAGATATTATAAAAAAAATGTTTGGTAGTTATTCTCATTTTGCCAAGTTATGCGATTTAGATTTAATGTTTGATAAAAATATTCCTTCAGGTTTTTTTGATGAAGATTTGCCTAAAGATATAGAAGTCGCAATAGATACTAGAGAGCAAAAACCTTTAGACTTTAAGTTTAACACAAAAAAGCATAAATTATCTTTTGGTGATTATACTTTATTAGGTAATCATTATAGTTATACATTTGTAGATAGAAAATCTTCAAATGATTTTTGTGGCACTCTGACAACAGCTAATTTAGATAGGTTTAGAAGAGAAATTCAACTAACACAAGATATGGATGCATATATGTTTGTAGTAATAGAGTCTTCTTTAGATAAGATTATAGCGGAGCAAAAATACTTTAAACGTAAAGCTAGTATAGATTACATATTGAAAAATATGAGAGATATTATGTATGACTTTCCTAGAAGGTGTCAGTTTATTTTCACAGGAGGAAGAAAGAATTCAAAATTTTTGATTCCGCGTATATTATATTACGGAAAAGATTTATGGAGGTCGGACCTTCAGTATTTTATAGATTATGAGTTGGCAAGAAGGAAATCAAAACAGACCGCCGTCAAAAATAAGGACTAACGAAGAACTGTTGTCTTTAGAAGGTTTTTTAGAAGAGCATGAATCAAAACTTGCTCTTTATGAATTTTTAAGAGGCAACATCTCTTTTGCTGCTGATTTAATATTTGGTATTAAACTATTCCCGTTTCAGCACATGGCTGTAAAATCAATGTTTGAAACTGATTATTTTTTAGGAGTTTGGAGCCGTGGAATGTCAAAATCTTTTTCTACCGGAATTTATGCTGCGTTAGATGCCCTACTAAATCAAGGAGTAGAAATAGGTATAATTTCAAAATCTTTTAGGCAGTCCAAAATGATTTTCAAAAAAATAGAGGACATTGCCGCTAAACCTGAAGCAGCTTTTTTTAAACAATGTATCACTAAAGTTTCAAAAGGTAATGATGAGTGGTTGATGGAAATTGGTAGAAGTAGAATTCGAGCTTTACCTTTAGGTGATGGAGAAAAGCTCCGTGGTTTTCGTTTTCAAAGGATTATTATTGATGAGTTTTTATTAATGCCAGAAAGAATTTACAATGAGGTTATAGTTCCATTTCTATCTGTAGTCGAAAACCCTACTCAAAGACAAGAGGTTCATGGCTTAGAGAGTATGCTTATAGAGCAAGGAAAAATGAAAGAAGAGGATCGCTTTATATGGCCCAATAATAAATTGATAGCTTTATCTTCTGCATCTTACAAGTTTGAATACTTGTACAAGCTTTATAACCAGTTTGATTTTTTAATAACTCAGGAAAATAAAAGGGACAAAGCTTCTCGGTGCATTATGCAATTTGGTTATGATTGTGCTCCTACTCAACTATACGATCAAAACCTCGTTAATCAGGCTAAAGCTACAATGAGTCAATCTCAGTTTGATAGGGAGTTTGGCGCTGTTTTTACTGACGATAGCTCTGGCTATTTTAAGACTAGCAAAATGGCCTTATGTACAGTGCCTGAGGGAGATTACCCATCTGTGGAAGTAAAAGGAGATGCAGGAGCTAAATATATTTTAGCATTTGATCCTTCATGGTCTCAAACAGAAGGTTCTGATGATTTCGCTATACAAATTTTAAAAATACATGATGAAGAGAAAAAAGCGACTATAGTGCATAGTTATGCATTATCAGGAACATCTTTAAAGCATCATATATTTTATTTTAAATATTGTTTAGATAATTTTAATATAGTGCAAGTTGTTGGTGATTACAATGGTGGAGTACAATTTATACAAGCATGCAATGAAAGCGAAACTTTTCAATCAAAAGATAAAAAACTTAAAACAATTGATGTACCATTCGATAATCCCGAAGATTACCAGTCAGATTTGCGTAAATTCAAGACAGAATATAATAATTCGGATGATAAAATTGTTTATTTGAGAAAGCCCACTAGTAAATGGATCAGGCAGGCAAACGAATTATTGCAGGCTAATTTTGAACATAGGCGTATATTTTTTGCTTCTAGAGCTATAGATGAAGCTTACAATAAGCAAAGAAATAAAAGTATACCTATTGATAAAATAAAATTTTTACGGACATCTGATGAGACCAAGCAGTCAGCATCTGCAAAAATGATAGATTTTATTGAGCACCAAGCGGATATGTTAGATTTAACAAAAAATGAATGTGCTTTAGTTCAAATAACAACAACAGCTCAAGGTACCCAGACATTTGATTTGCCTCCTAATTTAAGGCGTCAAACTGGCCCAGATAAAGCTAGAAAAGATTCGTATTCTGCTCTTGTGTTAGGAAACTGGATGGCAAAAATATATTTTGATTCTAATGATAAAAGTGTAGAAGATGCTTTCGAGACTTTTACTCCCATGTTTATTAATTAGTTGAAAGTTACATTTTAACTTTTATTATACTTTATACGGAACTTTTATTTAACTTTGTGTAATATTATAAGATGTCAAAAAGAAAATATACAAAACGGTCTGATTATTGGGAAAAGTTCAACACCCATAAAGGTCAACCTTTATCAGATATGTTTGAGGCTAACGCTAACCAGCAGGCTAACCAATACGAGCCTCAATTGGTAGGAGAGCCTTTTTATACTTACGAATCTAAAGCTTACAGTAGGACATCTGTTAACGGTAATGAAGTGGCATCAAGAAGAAATAACGCAGCTATAGGCCCTAAAATTTTTCCATATGCGAATATTAGAAATGGTATGTCGCCTTATAATTATGGTATTGATGGCGTTAATGTTAGGGATGCTATAGAATTATGTCAAAAAGCTTATTGCAATATAGCTATTTTTAGAAATTCTGTTGACATGATGTCAGATTTTGCTAATTCCACTTTATACTTAGAAGGTGGTAGCGCAAGATCTAGAACATTTATTAATGCTTGGTTAAAGAAAATCAAAATTTGGAATTTAAAAGATCAGTTTTTTAGAGAGTATTATCGTAGTGGGAATGTATTCCTTTACACTATTGATGGCAAGTTTAATTTAGAAGATTTTACAAAACTTAGGAATATTGGGCTAATTGGTCAGGTCAATAAGCTGCCGATTAGATATATTATTTTAAATCCTTTTGATATGGCGGCAAAAAGATCCACATCTTTTGAAAACGGTTTATATGAAAAAATATTGAGCGAATATGAACTAGAGCGACTTCAGAACCCAAAAACAGATGAAGATAAGGAGCTTTATAAGGCATTAACGCCAGAGATGCAAAAGAAAATAGATCAAGGCGGATATTATACCGATGGTATGAAAGTCGGCTTAGATCCTACCAAATTAAGATATTCTTTTTACAAAAAACAAGATTACGAACCGTTCGCTGTACCTTTTGGTTTTGGTGTTTTAGATGATATTAATTTTAAAATGGAGATGAAGAAGATAGATCAGTCTATTTGTCGAACCATTGAGAACGTTGTCTTATTGATAACTATGGGAACAACTCCTGATAAAGGTGGAGTTAATCCTCGTAATATCACTGCAATGCAAACTTTATTTCAAAACCAAAGTGTTGGAAGAGTTTTGGTCAGCGATTATACTACAAGCGCAGAATTTATTATTCCAGACCTTAAAAAGGTTATTGGTCCTGAGAAATATGAAGTTGTTAATCAGGATATTAAAGAAGGTTTACAGAATATAATTTTAAATCAAGAGAAGTTTGCCAGCACAGAAATTAAAGCTCAAATGTTTTTGCAGCGTTTGAACGAGGCCAGAGAGGCTTTTCTTAATGATTTCTTGCAAACAGAAATAAAAAAATTATGCAAAGATTTTGGTTTTAGAGATGTACCGCAAGCTAAGTTTGAAACTATAGACCTTAAAGATTCTGCTCAGGTTCAACGTGTTATCACTCGTATGATGGAGCTTGGCATTCTTCCTCCAGAGGAAGGGATTAAAGTTATTGAGACCGGAGTTTTCCCAAAAGAAGCTGAATTAAGAAAATCTCAAGAAAGATTTATAGAAGACAGAAAAAAAGGATTTTATAATCCTATTGTTGGTGGCGTTCCGTTATACGAAGGAGAAGAAGAAATCGTTAAAACAGAAACTCCTAATACTCCTAAGTCTCCCGGCAGACCGAATGGTGCAAAATCTTTCGCTAAAGAAAAATATTCTGTAGATGGCATAAAAAGTATAGTAGACCAAACTAATAAACTTTATGCTTTTATGACTTCCGAAGCTAGATCCTCCTTTAAAAAGAAAAGACTCAATAAAGATCAAAAAGAAATTTTAGCTCGTATATGTGAAAGTATTATTGTTTCTACAGAACAAAACGAGTGGGAACAAAGAGCAAAAGCTTGCTTACATGATAATAGTTTAATGTTAAAACTCGATACCATGAAAGAGGTTTCAGAGATCAGCGCTAACCACTTATTAGATGATTATGCTGCCGCTATTTTATATCATAGCAATAAAAATTCCAAATTGCAATAAAAAAGTGTAATAACCATAGATGGATCAATCAAAATTCAAATACAAAACAAGTTTTAACTTTAGCATTTATGCGACAAATGATTTAGAAAATGATTTGTCTATTAGTTTGGCATCGTTGAACAATTTGCGTCCTTTGATTCCTAGCTCAGTAGATCTTGAAAAAAACATCGATTTAGTCGGTGTAGCTTTTAATGCTGCTGTCGTCAACAAGTTTAATAAAAATGGTGACGGAATAAATTCTGAAACTGCTGATGAAATTTTAAAATATTTCGTATACAAACCTACAAATATAGAACACAAGAAAGAAAAAGTTGTAGGTCATATTGTAAATGCAGGTTTTACAGATTTAAACAATGATAAAATTTTAACTTCTAAAGAAGCTATTTCTCGCAAAACTCCTTATTACATTTCTTTGGCGGCTGTGGTTTATAAAACAGTCAATACAGAGTTTGCTAACGCCTTAATTCAAGCTAGCGACCCCGAGAGTGAAGCTTATAATAAAATTTCTGCAAGCTGGGAACTAGGCTTTAATGATTATCATATCGCTGTTGGCTCTACAGATTTAGAAGAAGCGAAAATAATTACAGAACCTGACGAAATAGAAGATATGAAAAAATATCTAAAAAGTTTCGGTGGATCTGGCAAATTAAGCAATGGAGATCCGGTTTATAGATTGGTAACCGGAGAAGTTTTTCCTCTGGGCATTGGTTTTACTTCTAATCCTGCCGCAGACGTTCAAGGAGTTTTTATAGAAAAGAATGATGACATTACTCTTAAAGATTCCGAAGAAAGCTCTGAGAAATCAGAAAAGCAAACAATTTCTATAGAAAATAGTAGAAAAATTTCACAAAAGAGTGAAAATAATGTAAAAACAAATAATAATACAGATATCATGGATACCCAAGAAATCATACAAGAGTTCGGGAAAATTCTTGATAGCAAGCTTTCTGAAAAAGCTG